GTATCTAGTCTTTTTATCTCCTGGATGACCTCTAACAATTATTGGTCTATCCGTAATCTCTCTTAGTGTTGCAATAGTATCGTTTGCCCATTGTACGCTGTTATACCCACGCATACTCCAACCACCGTTACGTTGCAAACAAACTAGAATATGATTACCACTTGTTCTCCATGGCTTCATTTGTATACCTAGTTTGCTACTAATTTTTGTCCATCTGTTAGGATCAACATCTGTATCAAAGTAAAATCCTGTTGTAGGAAACACACCATTGAAACTATATCTTAAATAACGATTTACATTTCCGCTATCATATGCTAAGAATAAGTTACTGTCTACAATTAATGCTTTTTTACCGTTATTAATTTGTTGTTCAACTGCATTTCTTCTTAAAACTAAATGAGGTGCAGTTTTTCCATGCTCGTGTACAAAGCCTTGTATAAGTGCAACATCAGCATTTGGTACAACTTGCATTGCTGTTTGTGCAATAGCAGTATCGCCAGAATTTCGTACTCCAGTTAAAAAATTATCTAGGATCATAGGTTTCTCTAGATTATTATTATGCGGTGGAATACCTCCGTAATATGCTACTGCTACTGTCATGGTAATCTCTTTACATTCTTAATTGCTACACCATTCATAAGCTCTTCTTTTGTGTATTGAGAGTATGAAAGCATACATAACCAAGAACCTAAGTTACCTCGATATAAATCATTAATATCTGAAAGTTTGTTTCTTGTAACTGGATTAGTAATGTGTCTATCTAGTGTAATTGCAGGTACGCCAGCCCATATTGCTTCAGTTGCTGCGTTACTATTGATGTTCACTACACAGTAATAATCGTCATTTAAGAGCTCTTTATGTAAATTACTTCTCTTCTTTTTAGGTGCTTTCTTTCTAAATCTAATACGTTTGTCTGTATACTTGCGTAACTCTTTTGCTACATCATACTTCCATGTCTTTAGATCTACGTGCATAATACTTGCTGCAAAAGGACCAGGTTCGATTACGTAAATAATTTCTCCGTCCTTTCTCCAAGGATTAGGAAACGTCTTAAAATTACCTAATCTATCTGCTGGCGCATCAAATGACTTACCGTAGTGCAAATGACTACGTACAACTCTATGCCATACTTTGCTTGTTTCTAAAAAGTTAGTGTACCCACTATCAATAAACCAAAAAGGATAATTGTTATCAATTTTTCCAACAAGTAAATCTTCGTTACCTACAGTGTTTCTAATTAAACAATCTTCTTCTAAACTGTTAAAATCTCTTCTACGAACGTAAGTATTATCTTTACCATCGCCTACCCATTGCCCTGTACCTTTTACAAAGTTTTTATAACGAGCCTTTTTATACGATTCAAATATATTTTCAATACCAAACGCATCAATAAAATATTCTATGTTATTATGAATAGCATCAAAGTAAGCATTACGTATGTGACCTTTGTTGGTATTAACTACGTCTACCCACTCATCTAAATCTCTACGCACAGCCTTAAACAATTTATCTTTGAACTTTTTCTTTTCTTCTTTATCAAGTTCACGTCTAGGATCTTTCCATTTAGCTCTTTTACTAATATGGTCTTGAATGTATGTTGCTGTATACCTGTCTTGAATATTAAACTTGTAAAGTTCTTGTGGAACAGGCACTAGCGATAACAAATAGTTTGCAATCTCTTTGTCATTCATTAATAGTTTCATTAAGAGTATTTCTCCACTAGTTTATATGCACGGCCCTGTTCTACTTCATCAAATGTAAATTGTCCATAGGCTAAACTATGACAGTGCTGTAATATTTTATCTGCTTCAGGTTTGTAAGGATTACTAAGCTGACTCAGATCGGTTGAGGCTAACGGTGATGCTGCACAAGGAACACTTACAAATGCTGGTACACCGTATAGTACTGATTCTAGTGCTGCCATGCTATTCATTGCGACAGTAGCATACACACCAGTTTCAAATGCGTCATATATTGAATATTCAAAGTTACGTTCTGTACGTGAACCTTTTACTCTTACTTCAATAGGTAAGTCGCAGTATTTTTTAATAGTCTTTGTAGTTTGTTTGACCCATTTATCGTAATCAATGTCATACCAAACACATGCTTTAGGATTAGGCATTACTAAAAGAATTTTCTTATCGTAATTTTTCCATCCTTTCCACACTAGTCTTGGATCATCTTCAACTAACATGTTCCATCTATCGTTTGGTATGTTGGGTCTAAAAGTAGAAAGTTGGTTTTCGTTTTTAACAATACGATGCCATTTCTTTCCACCTTTTTTATTACCTGGACTAGGAAAGTTTCCAAAGTATCCAGTATCAATATACCAATAATCTCTGTTCTCTTTTACACAGTTATCAGCATGTTGTTTTTTGATTACCCCTCTGATGACCATTGGCTTTTCAGTTTCAGACGATTCAACAGTTAGTTTGTTGCCTGATCCTTCTACCAATATTTCTTCAGGAGATATTTTGTCCATTAAAGATTAACCTTAAATTTCATCATCTCAAATAATTCTCTTTTCCATTGTTTATGGTAAGTGCATCTACGATAATTGTCAAACCAAGGTCCGCCTTCTGTATAATGAATTGCTTTTGGTTTACTATCTTCTGTTTCTTCATACCAGTCAACTAACCAATTCCATTCTTTACCTAGCTCACCAATTTCACTGTCATCTAACCAACTAAATCTATGTAAGTATGCACCTGTAATAGCAGGGTCATTTACAAGATCCATAGTAATCTTTTTGTTACTAGGATGTCCACAGTTGTATAAAATTACACTTGACCAATTTTTACGTGGGTATATAGTTTGTTTTTGTCCGTCCATTTTTACACCTTCCTTAGGTGTATAATCATGTTGCACACACATAACTGCATACTTGTCATCTGCTTGATCAAATAGTTCTTTTATGTCTGTTAAAAAGATAATGTCGCTATCACAAAACAATGCCCAGCCATCAAAGTTTGTAAGCTCTGGTACTAAAAAGCGTGTAAATGTAAATTCTGTTGACGCTAATTTATCTACAGGTCGATGATACCAACCTTGTTCTCTTAATTCATTTTGTTTTAACGGTGTTACTGATACGTTTTCATTTCTTGTTAAGATACTGTGTCTGCAAACTTGATATGCAATATCTTCTCTAGTATCGTATCCTACGAATACTTTTAAGTCCATTGTTCCTCCAAATACGCTCTTGCTTTTCCTGTGCGTAGTTCACTGTCGTGAAATTGACCTGCTGCTAAATGACAGCCCCAAGCAAATAATTTATCACTGCTTGGATAATACGGTTTTTCTATTAATGATAAGTCTTGTAGTCCGACTGGGTTTGCTGCACTAACAGGCGCTAACGTAAATACCGGAATACCCTGAAATACACTCTCAACTGCTGCATTACTATTAAATGTAACAAGAGCGTACACATCGTCGTCTAAGGCTTCTTCTAGCGTGTTGTGTAGCATTCTATCTACTCTTTGTTTATTACGTTGTCTAATTTCGATAGGTCTGTCAGTGTGTTGTTTTAGTGTATTAACAGTTTCTGCTAACCACTCTTCTAAATCAAGATCATAAAACTTCATAGGCTTTTCGTCTGGTGCTGCAATAAGAATCTTTCTACCTTTCTTATTCCATGGCCTAAACTTTTTGCCGAAGCCTTCAAATCTCTGAGATGGTCTGTCAATTAGTTTATTATGTTGTAGATTGTTCTTTACAATACGATGCCAAAATTTCCAACCATTAGGATTACTAGGACTTACTTCATTACCAAAGTATCCTGTATCCATATAATAAAAATCTCTGCCATCTTCCCAACATCTATGCATCCACTTCTTTTTTAGAATACCTCGTAATACAATTGGATCTTCAGAAGCATCATAATCAAACGTGTTTGAATCTTGAACAGGTTGATTACATCCTCTAGCAAAGCGATTTATATAAGGGTCTTTTTTACCCTTGCTTACAAAAATCCAATTAGTCACGTCTTTCAATATCCTCTTCAACACAGGCTTCCCCGTATTGAACTTCTAGTATGTGTGTTAAATCATCTGTGGGGTTACTTGCTTTATGCCAAGTACCTACTGAAATATCATATCCTTTTGTTAAGGGTAAAAGCTCTACAGTATCACTAATGTTGTTCCACTCTGTTTGCATTTTAACTTTGCCTTTTAGTACATACCAATGTTCTGATCTTTGAAAGTGTCTTTGATCAGAAAGACATGCACCTGGCTCAATTACTAATTCTTTAATTTTAAAATTGTTTTCAGGTTGATGATCTAATACTCTATACCAACCCCATTTGCGTTTTGTTTTAGGTGTTTTCCATTCTCCTAAAATCCAACTTGAACTGTTCTTTTTGTCTGTTCCGCCAACACCAAATTTAAATTCTACTCTTTTGTTGTCAGCAAATTTTGTTACTTCTGGTGAATTGCCTTCACCTCTATCACCGCCATTAGCAAACACTATCATGTCATGCATTGTTTCAGATGTTTTAAGTGCTACTTCTATTGCACCACATGCAGATCCTTCCTTATCATCATCAAATGTAATAACATTGTCTACTACAGCAAGTTCTTTAATAATAGCAATTCTTTCTTGTACAGGCATAAACGGCATGCCTTTTTTGTTTGTTAACCATTCGTCACTGTTAACACCAACCCATAACTCGTTACCAAGTTCTTTGGCTGCTTTGAAATAGGCTATATGCCCACTGTGTAAGGGATCAAACCCGCCTGTTACTAGTACGATTCTTTTCATACTAGTATTTATATGCGCAGTTTATGTAAAGAAAATTAAATGGTTGCGTCGTCCAAACCAGCTGTTCTTAGTTTGACGATATTAGATACTTGCCATTGTTTAATGTCTAGTCCTTTGATAATGCCTAGCCATTTATTACGTAATAATGCAAACTCGTTAATAATTTTTTCAAAGTCTACAACATCAGCTTCGCCATCTACAAATTTTTCAGCATCTCTAGAACTTAATTGACGTTGATAATTTTCAACATATTTTCTAAAGTGTGTGCTACGTAAACGGCGAAGCTCAATGTTTAAATATTCGAGTATTGCTTCGATCTCTTGTAACTGACCAAATCTAGTTTCTACAATTGCAGGCATTTGTGCTGATGCTTTTTCAAGACGTCCAACAACATTTGTTTCTTTTTTAGCCTGTAATAATTCTGCTTCGTAGTACTGCACAGCGGCAGGTATCTTCGAAATATCTTTAGAAACTTGATCGTACCAGTTCATTTAATCCTCATCGTCCCAAATTGCATCTTCGACGTCTTCATCGTAATTAGTGTCGCCGTCATCTTCGTCTTCAGTTACATACTCAATTGCAGTATCCAAGTATGTGTCAATACCAAAGAGTTCGTTGATTGCAATTTCAGATACTCCGTGGTCCACTAAAGCAGTAACAAAGTTTTTTGCTACTTCTTGTTTTTCCTTCTCAGGAACATGTTCTGACACTACGTTCCAAATGTCAGCAATAAGATCAGATTGCATAGATTTCTACTCCATTATTCAGTTGGTTGTTCTTCGAAGACTTCCTCGTCGACCTCGACAGGTGTCTCTGTTACAGGTGTATTTATGATATCGTCCATAATTATCTGTAATTTATCTCCAGTCCATGCTTTTCGATATTCTAGCATAACTTCGCCAGTTGCTGGACTTGTATACTCAAGTCTATTACCTGACTTTTTAAGATATCCTTTTGCTTCGAACAATTCAATCAACCCACTGTGTGGATCCATGCCTGTTTCGTATGGTATTTCAACTTGTACACTTTCAAATGGTTTGTTGTAACGTGTTTTCATTACCTTACACGCTGCTCTAATACCATGTACTTGTGAAGTTTTGTTACCGTCTGCGTCTACTTTAAGTTTAAGTTTCTTAATAGCTACAACAATACTAGAAGCATATACAAACCCTTGTCCACCGCTAATCTTATCATCTGGATCAAACATATCCTGTGATGCATACGTGTGGTTAGTACATACCATACCTACATTGTAACTACCAATCATGTTAACTGTGTTACGAACAAGTGCAGTCAATGCCTTAGGCTTACGACCCATGTCACCTTTCATATCACCTTTTTGGAATTGGTCAACGTCAGTAGGTGTTAATAACATACCTAACGAATCAATTACAAATAATACTTTAGGACGTTCTTCTTCAGTCATATCACGATATTCTTTCATGAACTCTGATACTGTTTTAGCAACGTCATCAATCATTGACATGTTAAGTTTAAGTAGTTTATCTTCTGAAGTATCTACGTCAAGTGCTTGTAGCCACGCTTCGTCAAGTGCGTTCTCTGAGTCAATAAGAACTACAAAGATGCCTTGTTCTTGTGCAGCCTTTACAATGTTTGCTGAACAGAAGTAACTCTTACCACTACCTGATTCACCTGCAAACACTGTTACCTTACCAAGTGGAACACCTTTATTAAAGTCACCACTTACAAGATAGTTTAGTGCATAGTTTCCTGTGCTGACCCAATCAGTTGGATCATTAAAGCCAATACCAAGTCCGTCAATGCTCTTAGTGATTGTCTTTCTGAATTTACTTATATCAAATGCTTTCGCCATAATTACCTTTCCTATGTGTTAAAGTGTGGTGTGGAAGATCTCGCTGGTTACCGAACGGAGATTTTAGCCGGAACTTCCACATACACAATTAGTTACTAGCGTTTCTACTTCTAATCATTGCAAGAATGTCTTGCGCTCTGTTAGAACCATCGCCTTCACCTGCTGGTGCCGCTTCTGCTACTGGCTCAGCCGCTGGTGCTGCCGGAGCCGCTTCAGGTGCTGGAGTTGCAGGAGTTGCTGCCGGTGTTGCCGGAGCCGCTGGTGTTGTTGGAGTATATGCCTTGTTAGGATCTCCAGTACGTGACGCCATACCTGCTGGCTTAAAGTACTGACCCCAACGGTCCATATCATATGCCTCACCGTCTACTGACGCTTCGAACATCTCTTTCATAACCTTTAACTCAACCTCACCAGGTTTCTTTGGAAGGAAATCTGACATGTTGTAAAGACCATGCGTTTCGATTGCTGCCTTTTCAGCGTCATCTAATGCACGTTCTTTACGTGACCAAGATGATGTAGAATAGTCTGCATAGCCACCTTTAGAAGTTTTCTTAACTCTAAAGTCAACGCCACGCATATAATCTGTTGGCAGTTCTTCTAGTTCAGGATCCATTAATGCACCTTTAATGATCTGGAAGATCTGTGGTCCAATAATAAATCTACGGATTGGGTTTTCCGGAGAACTTTCTTCGTTTAGCGGGTCTTCAGTAACAAACCCTTGGAATACATACGAACGTTTTTTCCAATACTTACGTCCCATATCTTCTAAAGATTTATCTTTAAACCATGGTCGAACTTCTGATAAGATCGGACATGGTGTTCCATCATTATACATTTCCATACATGGAACTTGTACAATAACCTGACGTGAGTCAGTGTCGCCTTTTACTCCAGCAAACGGAAGTTTAATCATTGCACGTTCTGCCCAAAAGAACGTATTAGATTGATCTGCGTCAGGTAAGAAACGAATTACTGCTTCTTTGCCTTCTTGCATATTCCAATGTGGGTAAATTGCGTTGTCTCCACCGGAAGAATTTCCAGTGTTACGATTGTTGGACTCTTGTAGTTTAGCCCTTATTTCTGCGAGTGATGCCATTTGTGCCTCCTATAGCCTTGTTATATGTTTTCACTTTCATGCCTAAGCATATGTTATATTATATGCAACTTTATTTATCTTGTCAACTGTTATTTTAACTAAATGTGGTTTTATTCAGCCAAAAAGAAAGGAGACCGTAGCCTCCTTACTTAGATTATAACTTTTTGTTGTTATAGTGCCTTGTGCAATTGAGCAACTAGCTTTGCTTTAGTCAGCCTTCTATCTAATTCAATGCCGTTGTCTCTACCTATTTCTTCTAACTTAGCTTTTGTCATTTTTGATAACTCAGCTTTAGTTAGTTTCTTAGCTTTCGCTGGGGCCTTTTCTTTCACTTCGTTCTTTAGTACCAAAGGTTCTGCTTTGGGAGCTTCTGATGAAGTGAATAGCTTTTTAATCCAGTTAAACATATTAGTCTCCGTTAATGAGTATTATTTAAGTCTTTTAGTAAGCACCAGCTAAGGTTTTGATTCTTTCGAGTTCTTCGATTTCTTCTGCGCCTTGCTCTTGTGCCGGTGCCATACGCTCTACCATTTTACGAGCAACTTGTCCTGCATGTTCGCCGAACTTCTTGTCTACCATAGTAGCAACACCTTCTGGACCTTTTGGAAAAGTACCACTTTGTCTATCGTACATGCTTACAATAAATTGTGCTACTTCGTTAATATCATATGACTTGCCATCAACTTCGAAAGACTTTTTACCAGCTTTTTTGGCTTTATCCATTGCGCCTGAAAACTTGTTGCCTTCGCCAAAATCTGGCTCATCTTGTTTTTCAATATGATTGCCTTCGTCATCAAAGTCTGTGTCAACCATATCAATTGCAAACATAGCATCAGCTGCGTCATACTTGCCATTTCTAATTGCATCTTTAACTTTGTCTTTTGGCATTTTTAATTTGTGATCTTCGTCTGTAAAGTCACCTAAAATTTCTTCAGCACCAATTAACGCATCACTTACTCTACCTTCTTTTTGTGTTCCTTCGTGTTGTTTATGATCTGCGTTATCGTATGTTTCTTGTGCGTCCTCTTGACATGCTGCCATTAACTCGTCCATGTCTTGCATTTCAAGATCCATGTCAGCATCAAAACCTAATTTACTGTTACCGTCCATTTGGCAATCAAGTGATATTGATTTAGGATCAACTACAATTCTTACTGGTCCGTCATCGCCTTCAATACTTGCTTTATACGATACAGTGCAAGGTGTCATTTCGCCGTCATCGCCTGTTCCTTCCCATTCAAACTCGCCTTCGAACTCGTCTGGCATAAAACCTTCTTGTTGTGGCTCTGCTTGATCAGCACTTACTGCTGGCTCATCAACCATATCACCAAAGTCTAATGCTTCTAGTTGCTCAGGTGCATGTTCTTCTACCCATGCTTTAACAAGTGGACGAGCATCGCCGTTTGGATCTTCCTTTGCCTTCATTTTAATATCGTTAAACAGTCTGTTGTCTTCGATAATACCTTTTAAACTTTGAATAGCATTTGTGCCATCTACGCCTACTGGAAAGTCTTGGCTTACTAATTCATTTAGACTTGCAACTGCCTCTTTAATTTCTTCGTCGCTGCCTGCTGTAAGTGGTGAATCTTCACCTAATGCCATTGCCCAATTTTCAAATGCTGCAAACGGATCACTAGATTCATCCATGTCATGTATGCCGTTACCATTATCATCAACCCAATGTCCTCCATTCTCATCGTGTGAGTCATGATCACAATCGGTTGTAGGTTTGTGCATTACATCTCCACAATCCTTACAATGATACTTGTCTGATTCAGTTTTTGTCATTTCGACTATGTCGTCATAGCCTACAATTTCATCTTCTTTCATTAGTCTGTATAGTACAGGAAATACTGATGTTAAATCTTCTTTAAAATTTCTTACTGTAAATTGATCTTTAAATTGCTCCATTACATCATCTGGAACTTCCATTGCCTCTGGTGCCTGGAAACTTTCTACATATGATTCGTAGTGAGCCTGTTTAGACATTTTTGCAATTCTTTCTCTAAGGGAATCAAGTTGGCCTTTGCTACGTTCAACAACTGAATTTGTGTCGGAGTTCATTAAGTCGTTACGTACAACATAGCCTGTGAAACTTTTTAATTGTGCAATCTCTTCACTCATTTTAATAATGCTTTCACCAATTGCATCATATGGAGCACCACCATTTGCAACGTGTCTTTGCATAGCTCTTGCGCCTGCTAAGTGAATGAAAGGATATTTAAATCTTTCACCTTCTTGGTTTTCAACAAACAAAGCAGCAATATTTCTTGATCTATCACCTGGCTTCATTTCTGTATCATCAGCAAGTTTTTTACTGTGCTTAATAATTAATCTTGTATCTTCCAATTTTTGGAAGCTCTGTTTCTTAGTCCCGTATAAGGTGCTCTCGTTCATTTTATTCTCTCCGACTGGTTTTACTATAGTGTCATTATCTGCTTGAGGATTTGAATATTGACTTAGGAATGCATAATCCCTTTGGTCTAGATTGTCTTTAGCAATGTCTCTAGTATCAAATGCTAGTAGTCGACGCTTACTAAACTTTCTTAATTCTTTTAAAAATCCGTACCAATTGTCTTTTTGTGAATCATCCATGCCTTCAGTAATACCATTTGAAAAGTATACTTTCATTGAATTTGCTTCAGCAAGACTAATACTCACGTGTCCAATGTTCTTATCTCCTTCATTATAATCGAAGTCAAAGAATCTGGCTTCCTCTGGGTTTATAGTAATTGACCCAGCGGCATCTCCTAATTTTAAACCTTTGAATCTGCTTCTAATTTTATAGAACAGATCGGTTGCTATGTTGTTAGTTGCGTCCATATAACTATTTATCAAAATCCTGTACTTACGAAGATCGGCATTGGGAACTGATCTTCCGTCATTCTTTCTGTCATTTTATCGTAAATCTTAGGATCCCAATCAGATAATACGTTAGCCATACGTACAATTAATAACGTTGCGGCCACTAAATCGTCATGTTCACCTGTTTTTGCACCGTACCCAACACCGTGTGCTACGAATGTTTTTAGCTCTGATATAAGCGGTTTACTGTGTATTTTCATCTTATTCTTTTCTAATAAGTTCTTTAATCCGCTACATGCAGTAATCTTTGTTTTGTGTGTAGTGTTAAATCCTTTCCTATAGCGTCTAACATGTCCTTTTCTAATAGGTTCACTTAAGAACAAGCCGTTAAAGTTTTCTTCGCCTATATCTGCAATAACAACAAGTGCTGCTTCGCCAATGGTATTGTTTTCTACACTATAATATATAGTAGGATTTGGATTACCGCCATTTGCACATTCGCTTTGAATGTACTGTAATATTTCTCTTAATGTTCTTACTTGCTGTTGTATTGGTGTTAAATTATGTCGCCATTCTCCTACCTGTTCCATACTAGGCATTTCAAATATTTGAATAGCACCATAGTCACCACCTGTACCTAAACTTGGATCCATACTTACTAAGTATGTTGCTTTAGGATTAATTTTCTTATACCAGCGTGTTTGACCTGTATTCATAACAGGTTCTGATCCTTCTAGTTCAGCCAACTTAACACTATTAATAAGTGTTTCATCAAAGATTAAGAATTCACAATCAAATTCACGTCTAAAACGTTCGTCACCAATCTTTGCTTTTTCTTGTGCTGCCCAGTCGTCATCTCTATCTGGATGTTCTGTCCAAGGAGCAAAGTAAGGAAAAAATCCGTTAGTACCTACTCCCATATCATTACCATGATCGTCAAACTTTTTATTTGCTTCTGTCCAAATCATAGCAAACTGATCTTCGTCTGAGTTTGGTGTACTTGTAACAATCGCTTTACCACCTGTTGACAGTGTAGGAGAAAGTGCAGTCCAAAACTCTTTGGCTTTCTCTGGGGGTTGCACAAATGCAAACTCATCACAGTATATTAATGAAAGTGATTTACCACGTCCAGTATCTTCTGTTGTGGTAGTTGCTTGTATTCTACTACCGTTATCAAATTCAATTGTGTTTCTGTTGTATGTGTAGATACCTGCACGAATAAAATCTGGCAAAGTTTCATAACCGTATCTATATCTATTCATAATATCCTGCGCACCTGTATATTTGTGTGCAGCAATTAGTACTTGTGCTTCAGGTGTAAACATAGTATACCATAATAAGTATCCAGCAGCACATGTTGTTTTACCCATCTGTCTTGGTAACATAGCAACACAGTATCTATTTTCTGCGTATGCTTGTATTAGCTCTCGTTGAAATCCGTAAGGAACAAACTTCATCGAGCCTTTTGTTGGGTGTTGAATAGATAAAAAGTTTTCGCAGAAATACAAAGGTCCTGTAATAGGATCCATACAAGCCTCTAAGTGCTTGACTTCTTCTAACGTATATTTTTGTTTGCTGTGGGCCTTCTTAATCTGAACGCCATCTAAACTCTTTGCCATACTAGTATTTACTCAAAAAAATAGCACCCGAAGGTGCTATTGAATCTTATAATAGCAGTATTATGCTAATTCTAGTGTAGTTTTTACTGTACAAGTAACACCAGTAAAGTCAATTTGTGCTGGTGTAGCACCTGATAAATCAGTTAGTGCAATAATCTCATCTTCGATTTGCTCAACAAGTGTTTCAGCACCTGCACCATCATAGTCTAATGAATCATTTGGTTGCTCAACTACAAGTGCAAACTTTTGGTTTGTACCATATAGTGCGCCACGAATAACAACAGTACAATATTTTTCGACAATACGCATAATGCTTTCAATTGCTAAACCGCTTCCTGTTTGAGCATTTACTGCTGCGCCACATGCAACTTCAAAAACTGTTAAAGTTTTGTTACCGTTGTAATGTATTGCTGTCATGTCAGCGTATGGTTTTCTGTTTTCAGCAACTTTTACTGAGCTACCGCCACCGATTGTTGATTGTGTTAAATCTGCCATTACTTCTCTCCCTTAGCTTCTGCTAAACGTTGTGCAAGTTCAGCTTTAATTTGAGCTCTTAGGTCATCACCTTCTTTTACTTTTTTCATAGGATTGTCACCGTCAGCTACTTTAGGATGTGTACCTTTAGGACGGTTCATTCCACCTGCTAATTTGTTTTGCATATAGTCAATGTCTCTGTGGTCTTCATCAGGCTCATTAGCATATGCTTCTTCTTTATCTTTTTTCTCTGCGTCGTGGTCGTCCATGTCGTGGTCGCCATCGTCGTCTTTGTCTAAACCTTTGATCATATCGTGATCTGCATCATGGTCATCTTTGTCCATGTCCATATCCATATCACCGCCTGGCTTGTCATCATTATCGCCATCAAAGTCTGGAATCAATTTGTTGATTGGCTTTGGCATAGCAATAGTCATGTCTGGCATATCAGGCATTTCTGGTTTTTCAGGTTGGTTAATCATATCTGGATTAACCTTTGTCATTAATTTTAATACGTCTTCGATAGCATCACCTTCAGCACTGATGTTAACATTCATTCTTGCTTTGTCTTTACCTTCTGGTGCTGTCATTGGAGCCTGTGGCATTGGAACTGGCATCTCTGTAACAGGTGCATCAGTTGTATCAAGCTCACGCATTCTTTGCATAAGTTCATTAAAGTTCATTATTTACTCCCTACAGGGCTCTTAGCACCCGCTTTGTCAGTTTTAATCTTAGGAACATCTGCAAAAACGTCTGCTTTTAGTTTGTCGTGTCCTAATTCCTTTTTACGTTCTTTAGCAGTTTTAGATAAGTCTTTCAAAAATGATTTGTTAAACTCATCACCAAAGTAGTCTTTGTATTTGACTTTGCCTGCTTCTTTATATTCGTTGTCGTGTAATAGTGCGCCTTCTCTTTTGTCATCATTAACTTGATACTCTTCAGTTGGGTTGGCACTGTTTCTTACTTTACAATGTTCTGCTGCGCAACCACAATCTTCACAACATGCCTTATGTACTTCTAATGGAGTAATAGGATAGTTTGTAACAAGATTAAATGTAGTTACTTCCATATTAGACAACTCTGGAAAATCCAAAGGAACTTCCGTAACTGGTGTCTTATTCATTTCCTCGCAAGTTACTACTTCTCTAGAAGCCATGCAGGCCTTTAGTCTATCGCAAAAGCCTTCAGGAACTTCGCCTGCTACTTTTACGTTGAAGCTGTATACTTTCTTGCTTTCTGTCAAATATTCATTGAACGTTTTCATACTAGTATTTATTCCTTTCCGCCTAATTTCTTCATAAGTTCGTTACGATCTAGCATAACATACCCAGATCCATTAACAATTTCATTGGGATCTTCGGGTGAATCTTGGTCAAGTTTAAGTTTTCTCATCTGCAAATCAACTGCTTTTAACTTTTTGTCAATTTTAGCAGATTTAGCATCTACTGCATTCTTAAGCATACTTCCAGCAACTTCAAAAATACGTCCACTGTAGCGTACCTCTACATTCATACCCAAATCCATAAGATCATCATATGCTTTCTCAGCTTTATCAGCTAAGTGATCTAGGTCTGATTCACCTAGAGTATCCAATTCTTTTACTGCGGGTAAATCCTTAGTAATGTTTTGGATTGCTTGATAACTTTGATCTACACTTTTTATTTCGGCTTCCATTTCTTCAGCCTTAACTACCGAAGTTTCAACCTCTGTTGGCTCTTCGATTTTAGGCTCTTTGTCCTGTTCTTCCAAATTAAAAAGTTCCTCTAATTTCTTTGTCATATTATTACTTATCTTCGTTTCGGTCCGGTGTGAAAAATATCTTCTTCAGTTACAACTCTAAAACGTACTCCTTTTTGCTTACACCATGCTGTAGCTGCTTCCCATTTTGCCATATTAAGCACATACTGTTCTTGATTGTATCTACTTTTGCCAACATTTTCTCTCATGGTTTGATTTTTAGGTTTAACTTCTATTACTTCTGCATGTTGCTTACCTTTTTTATCTGCGTAAACAATAAAGAAGTCAGGTACGTAAATTGTATGTTTGCCTGTTAATGGACTTCTATAAGGTATTTGAATACTTTCACTTGCCCACTTTGCAACACCTTGGTGCTCATCTAACATTCTCATAAAAACAGTTTCCCAACTTGAACGAGCCATTGGTGTTTTATTACCAATATACTTACTGGGGTTTTTCATTTCAAACTTGCCTTGAGCAAACTTGGGCATGTTAAGCACTCACATTACGTTGTTTTGAGACATCTTCTACCGGTGTACGATAGCCTAGTGTTGAAGTTGATGGTCTATTATTATTTAGAATTTCAGCAACCAAAGCACTGATTTGTAATTGTTCTAAACCTGTAATATCATCTAACACTTTTGTTATAGGCATGTTTTCTAACTTTGCCTGTTTTAATAATGCTGATGCAACAACTGATGCTGCACTATCGTCGAAACCTTTTAATTTAAAAAATCCAATTGCTGCATCATAGTCAACAGCATTATATTCTAAAGGTTCTTTACCGTATTGGTCAAAGTAAAGTCTAGTACGTGCTGCACTATCTTGTATTTCCTTTGCTGGTAAATTAGTAGGCATGTTATGTTCCTATATCCTGTCTTCCTACGCCGGTGCCGCCACGTGTTACTTTTTTCTTTGCAGTAGTAGTTCCGTTGGCTGCATCATTCTTCGGAAAGAATATTCCTGCTGCACCTGATATTGTATTTGAAATTTGTTGTATGCCACCTGGGCTTGTTAAAATATTAACACCTTCATTAATAATAGATTCTTTACTTAATCCTCTAATATTTTTATATGTGTTAACTGCGGCAATTGCTGTACCTAAAAATGACTTAGGACTATCAAATGCACTACCGTTACCAACAGCACCAAACACTGCTTCGAGTCCGTCAAGTACGCCGCCTTCTCCTAGTAGTAATCCTGTTCCTCCTCCTGCTATACCTAGTGGAGATGAAACTGTATCGTAGTGTAAGTTTGCAAAGCCTTTGGGCGAACCTTGACTGACTGTTCCTGCTGTGTATTGCACTGCTTCGTATTGTAATGACATTGTGCTTTCAGCAGTTTCAGAACCTGCTGCCATTTCCATACCACCTGCTGTCCACTGTTGTATTTTTGGATTAACTAGTGTGTAGCCAACAAAGCGTCTACGTCCCATTGTAAAGATAGTAACAGATTTAAAGAAGTCCGCAGTAGATCCGTTATCAAAACCAAATGCATAATTGCCTGTTTCTTTATTTCTATATTGATCTCTATCAAACGCTGCTGTAGGATTAGATCTATCTGCAATGTAGTATCCATAGTATAAAGCCCACATAGCACTTATAACACCTTGGTTATCATCGTGCATAGTAAACTGCACAGGATCATATTGAATTCGTTTATATACGTTATGCTTTTTATTATACTGGTTTAGTGTATCCATTTGGAAAGTAAACTTAGGTAAGTCTACTCCTTTAACTAACAGTCCTGTTTCTTCAGCATGTTTGCTTTTGAAGTGAGCAGCCTTAACTGCTATAGGATCCATTTCAAATCTAACGTAATAATTAAATTTAGTCTTAGGTGCAAGACGCATTGTGTTATCAATGAACAGTCTTGTGGCATGAGTATAGTTACCCATAATACCTTTAGGTTGGGTAAGTCCTGTTGCGAAATCGCCTAAGAATCTTGTGAATTTATTTGCCATACTATTATTTAGCCATAAAAAAAGCCCGGAAAATAAACCGGGCTTCTTCTACTTGATTGTAAAATCTCTTAGCCTTGAGCGCCTGAAGAACCTGTAGTAGATTCACCAATTGTTCTGCCAACGTTTGCGCCAATACCAACGCCAACGCCTTGCTCGCCTGCGCCCCACTGTACCATGTTATCAAAACGTATAGTAAGTGCAACTTGCATAGCTTCGTTAGTAGCGTAGTTAGCGTCACCGTAGTCTACGTTAGTTAGGAAACAACCATACATGTTTGCTGTTTCTAATACGCTTACTCCGTTTTCACTAGCACCGTTACCACCGTCTAGTACTTCAATTTTAGTTGAGAATTTGTAGTCAATACCTGATCTAGCAGATGCTTGTTCAACAAAGTCGAACTGCTTCTGGACCTGTTGGCCGACTAGTTTCTGTACAAAGCCACTAGCATCGTCACGTAAGTTTAATGTTAGTGTTTCAAAAGTATACTTACCTGCTAAGAATACCTTTGAGTTGTACACGTCTAACTGCATTTCTTCAAAACCTACTTTTGGTCTTGAAACATCTACAACCTGTTTAGTAAGTTCTGTTGCAGCACTAACTCCAAATCCTAAAAGTGTCACCCTAAAGCGATATTTTAGTTTAGGCATCAAGAGCACTTGGTTGCCTGCGTCTGTTGGTACTCCAAAGTTGTTAAGTGATGTAATAGGCATTATATTTCTCCTGTGTTCTTGACACGCAATGGAATGTAAATAAACTCAATCGCCTTAATCGGTTCGATAGCAATGTCAACATAAAGTTCATTTCTGTCAACTCTTGCTGGCGTGTTGTTAGTTTCATCACACACAACTGCAAAGTCGTATAAAGCTCTTAAGCCTACAAGCTCGAGTAATAATGACTCAACTGCTTGTTTAACTTCGTCCCTCGTGATCTTATCATTTGGTTCAAAGATATATGGTCTTGCAAGTTTATTAAGTTGTGATCTTAAGTACACAACTAAACGTGCTACGTTAATTCTATCTAAAGCACTTGCATTTCTTGCTCTAGTTTTTTGACCGTAGTTTACAAGTCCTACACCGTTAAAGAATGTAATTGGATTAATTTTTAATCCGTACAGTGTATCTCTTTGACCTTCATTAAGTGCAACTGTTTGGAATTCGCCTGTTGCTGAATCAATATATCCTACTGATGTAGCGTTGCTAATTCCACCACGTCTTGTTCCTGCTGGAGCAAACCATGGAAACGATACTTGGTCACTTAGTGCAATAGTTCTCATCATCATGTGTGATGCTGGAACAACTGCGTTTGCGCCACCTAAGTCAGTTGTAAATCCATTTGGATAAAACGCACCTAAGTATTCATCGTATGTTACAAGTCCGTTGTCGTTATTGTCAACAACTAATGCACTGTTTGATCCGTATGCTAACAATGAAGTTGCATCTGCTGCTAATCTTAATGGTGTGTCACCAATAACAAATGCTGTTAAGCCTCTGTCAATGTTTAAGTTAACAAGATTGCTCATTGTTTCTGTGTATCCAGGACATGAAATTAAGTTAAAGTTTCTTGTTTCTTCATCTCTAATTTCTGAGCTTGTATCAATTGCTGATTTAAGTGCTTGTACAACTACCATACGCTGTGCATGTCTACCAAATGATCCGCTACCATCTTCTTGGTTGCCTGATTGTGTTGACCATCTGTCTGTAGCATAACTTGTCATTGCTTCGTCGCCAAAGCGTGTGTTATCAGCTGTTAAGTCAATATAGTTGTTGTTGTACTTCTTAACGTTACCGCCACTTCTACGTAAGTTCCATAGCAACATTCCTTTTGGATATAGTGCTGGATCTGGAGCATCTGGATCTAAGTAGTTGTTAGTTAGTAAGTCTTTAATAGTTGCTGCTGTGTTACCAGTAGAACCTGCTAGACCGTAACGTGCATCTGCAAACAATACGCCGTCTTCTGTTGTTTGATCTGTTTTATCAACAAGTACCCATGCTAGGTTATTACCGTCCCATCTGTAAATTGTTGGGAAGTCTTCTAAACTTGCAGTTGAAATCCAAAGGTCTCCATCTACTAGTGCAGTACCATCGCTTTGACCTGATGATGCTTTTGGCTCAGTTGCTGAAACAATTGGTCCATCTGGTGAACAGTTAGCGTATCCTGAACTAAAGTTATGGTAACCTACCCAAGTAGTACCATTGTGGATCATCATGTCAACATCACTAAACTCTGGATTGTACCAAAGTTGTCCATCTGCTGGTTCAGCTAATGGAGCGTTACTTGATGCTGCAAAATCATCTGCTGCTAAAGGCTTCCAGTTAGAAGCAACATAGTTTTCACTTGCGCCTGCTGGTGCAGTGTAAAAGTTTGCTGTTCCTAAACCTGTGTTAATATTGAATACAGTAAATGCAGCACCTACTGGAGTATTAGTTCCGTCAGTAATTCTAAAATCACCGCCTAATTTGTGCATAATTTCTACTGTGTTTGAACTTGTTACTGCTGCTTCAATGTTAGTAAAGCCTGCGCTGTTAATAGCACCTGCCATTAATTCTGCATCTGCTGCATTACCTGCTGCTGTAAAGTTCACTGCTATACCAGCTGCTAATGCTCCAGAAGTTTTAACACTTTCTGCAATTGTAAATGTGTTTCCACCTACAGTAAATGTACTTGCGTCTACTACTGCTGAAGTAATTTTTGTTACTCCAGTTGCAGCTCTTCTAAACACTCTGAAAGAAGCAGTCATTGGACTTTCGTCATATCCGCTATTTTCTTCTGCGTTAGTTTGTACATATAAACTATCTGTTGGAATGTTAACACCACCGCCTGCTCTATCTAATGTATAAAGTGCAGATGAGTTGTTAGCATATAATGGTGCAGTATATGATACCCATGAAAGAGTAGCTGCTGACCACTTACTTGCTCTCCAACGTGCGCCGTTGTTTGGCTCAGTTGTTTTAACCCATACACTTCCTGTTGGACGTGGTGTTGAGTCACCAGTTTTAAATTCTGGAACACTTGTATGTGGTGCAATGTGTAGTTCTGGTCCGTAGTATGTTCCTTTTGCAACACCTAAGTCTGCAAAAGTAACTTGTGGGCTACTTAAACCGTCATCAATAATAATAGCATTTGACTTGGATGAATCACCTACACCGTCATCTAAACTACCATCTGAATAAAGATAAAGTCTACCGCTTACATTTCTTGCAACAATTCCTTGTGTTTCTGTAATAGCACCGTTAATAGCTGTTACCAAGTCATCTAATGTGCCAGTTATTTGGAAATTTGTTCCGTTAATAGTAAAGTTTCCTGAACTTGCTGTCATTGCAGTACCAATAATTGTTGGATGGCTAGCTGTCCAATCATTGCTACCTACTTTAACCCAAGAACCTTGTGTTACAGTTGAACCGTTACCTGCGGATTTATACCACATAGTTGCATTTTCTTTACTTGCACTAAATGAACCGCTTCCGTCAACTGTTTCAAATACTACTGCGTAGTCGCCAATAGCACCAACGGATGTTTTAGGTGCACCATTATCAATTTTTGATGCATCATCGTCTGTTAAAACGATAGGTGTTTTAGAAGCAAACTTCTGACCACCTGTTGTGGTAACTGCTGCTCCGTTCCACTCTTGAATTCCAAAAGCACTTGAACCGCTGTTGATCCACCACTTTCCGTCTGCTGGATTCGCTCCCGGAGCAGTTGTAGAACCTTCTAATTCGTCTAAGTCAACATCTGCACGTACAACAAAAGCTGAATTTGAAACGCCTAATAATGAATATGCTGAAAGCAATCCATATTCGTTTAATTCGCTTCCGTGTATCGGAGTGTTGCTCGCTGTCTTTTTGAATGTTGGTACACCAAAAAGATCTACTAATTCTTTCTGTGAGGTAACTTTGTACGCTTTACCTGCGTTAGCTTTTAGCGTTCCAGCTGCTGTAGCCGTTCCCGCTGCGTTTAATTTATCTTGCGATGAAGCAATAACAATTAGAGGAGTTGTACCAGGCTCTGCTGGGGTATAAAACGACTCGTCTATTACTGTTACTTCTACGCCTGGTGATGTTAATGCCATCTTTTTATCTCCTGGTAATATTTTCGTATCAGTCTATTACGTAAACTTGTTGCAATTGTATTTAGCACATCTTATAAAATTTACCCGGTTTAACCATTAGAAAAAGGGGTTGAAAAGGTGTAAATACTAGCATGAGACCTCTTTGTAAGTGCGGATTACGGCCACGTGCTGTTAACTATAAGAAAGGTAAGCGTACCTACTATAGGAGTCTGTGTGAAGTTTGTAATAATCACGGACAATACACAGGTGTACCTAGATGGGCTCGTGCTGGATATAAACAAAAGTCAGCATGTGATAAATGTGGATTTAAGTCACCACATCCTGAAGTATTTAGAGTACTTCATTTAGATGGAAACTTAGATAACTGTAGGCACAGCAATCTAAAGACAGTGTGTGCTAACTGTATTTCTGTGCTTTCTAAAGAAGGTATTAAATGGAAACAGGGCGACTTAACTGCTGACTACTAGAGCTTTTACTTCGTTATATAAGTCGTCAATTTTCATATCATTGTGAATAGTATGGTCAAATTTAGTACCTACCCAAGCCCATTCTGAAGCATGTACTTTCTGTACTTTTAGATCATTAATTGCTATATTACTACCTGCATTTGCTTCAAGTGCTGTGTCATACCATTTAGGCAAACGTCCACGTTGTACCCATATCATCTTACCATTTTGATTCTTAATTGCTTTTACTTCATTAGGAAAACGTACATCACTTACAATAATATCATCTTTAGAATTACGTATTTTGTTCTCTAAACTAGCAATCCAAATATCATCATGAAAGCTCTTACGGCACACTTCAGTACCCCAATATTGCAATACCCACCTTGGTGTTAATGTTGGCATTCCAAGTCTTTCTGCCCACCAAGGATCTACTTCTTCACGCCATTCACGTGCTTCTTTTGTTCTTCCTTCAAGTAAAGTTCGGTCCCATCCAAACACTGCTGCAACTGCATCTTTTAATGTATCAGCAAAACTTTCTCTTCTAAATTCGTGAAAGTTTACTAGATAATCAGCGACAGTGTCTTTGCCGCTACCGATAAAACCACATACACCAATAATCACAAATATACTCTCCTAGTTAATATACTTTACAGTATACTAGGATAGACAGTGAATGTCAAGTATTTTATTTGAATTTATTAAGTCTTCTTACCAAACGAGTTGCTGTATTGATATTTTTGGTACGTGACTGACGTCTAGCCTGTTGAGGGCCAGTTCTAGCACGAGTAGTTTTCATACGTTGTGCTTGTGCAATGTTAGGATGATCCCAACATTTGGACGGGTGTGATACCTGTCTGCTTTTGCGTGGGCCTGATGGACAACGGAACTTCATTTTAACTGTTCCGCCTCTTGCAGTAGACTTACCTCTGCCCCAAACCATACCGTCGTATAGTTCTTCGCCTTCCCACATAAATTCTTCTGCTTTCATTATCCTATAACCCAACTATAACCGTGACCACCCGGAACTTGAGTTGTAAGTTCCATTGTTAGTCTTTCTAAATCTGCTGTACCTTCTGCTTTTAACGATGGTCCGTTTAGAGCTGTACCGCCCTGTGGACCTGCAATACTTGCAAATTTCTCTCTTGCTTGTCCTAACATTACTTTACAGTTTGCTAGTGTATAATCTTTAATCCATTGCCCTGCATATACATCTTGTAAAATTGTATAGTCAGGCTTTTCATTATATGCCCAAAGAAGTACTTGTTCTTCTCCTCTTGGACGCTGCATAATAATTAACTTTTTACTTTGAGGATTCCAAGTAAAATTGATAAACGATCCAAACATCTTTCCAACAAGTTCTTGATACTGTGCAAATAATTCATAAGTTGCAAGTCCGCCCATGTTAGTTGAGCTTAACAAATATGTATTAGTGTATGCTAAGTTGAAAGGTTCAAACACTGTACCGCCTGTACCGTTACCTGTTCTACTACCAACACTTCTTCTATATATCTGCCTTACTTGCTGTATTTCATGTGGCAAAATATATTCGTTTTTATCTTTTTCTAGCGTAAGTGTTATGTAACTTTCTTCAACGGCATTGTCGCTTCGCTGTCGAAAAACACCTAAAGCACGTTTTAGTCCTGTATCATAGTGAATAGGATCTAGCTCGACATCGATCATTCCATCGCCTAGCATTGCTTTACAATAGTCGAATACTTCTTGTTTTGCTGTTTCTATTTGGCTCATATAAGTATTTATGCCTTTCGCAACTTTAGGTAAATAGTTATACGATGCCAAGACTCAGTTTATATAGACCCGAAAAAGGGAACGATTACAAATTTCAAGATAAAACCGTTTGGGAAATGTTCCAAGTGGGCGGTACCGATGTATTAGTACACAAGTACATAGGCCCAGGAAATTCACAGGAAAACACACCATCAACACCAACATATAGTACAGATGATCCTACAAATATTCAGGATATGCTGTTCTTAGAAAATAGAGATCGCAAGTATGATCCAGATGTTTACAGATTACGTGGTGTATATAATGTACAAGACATTGATTTTAATCTAAGTCAGTTTGGCTTATTTCTACAAAATGATACAGTGTTTATTACATTTCATATTAATGATACTGTCGAAAAACTAGGTAGAAAAATTATGTCAGGCGATGTTATTGAATTGCCTCACTTAGATGACGAACATGCTCTTAATGATTTAAATTATGCACTAAAACGTTTTTATGTAATTGAAGATGTTAATCGTGCAGCAGAAGGATTTTCAAATACATGGTATCCACACTTGTACAGAGCAAAGTGTAAACCATTAGTAGATTCACAAGAATTCAAACAAATTTTAGATGGTATAGCAGACCAAGAAGCACTAAAAGGTACTTGGAATGCTGAGTCAACTTACTTCCCAGGAGATATAGTTATTGCTCCTAATGGTGAAAAGTATCAAGTTATATCAGAAGTTACAGGTGTTGAACCACCTAACTCAACTTATTACAAACTTGCAGATACACTCAAAGATATTATGAGTACGTATGAAAAAGAAATGCAAGTTACACAAGCGGTACTTGATCAAGCTGAAGCAGATTCACCAGAGTCAGGTTATGACACTAGTAGATTTTATACTATGCAAACTGACAATCAAGGTAACACAGAACTTGTTACAGCTGACAGTGATGACTTACTAATTCCTAGTACAGACAAAGATGGTAATACATTACTTGATGACAAAGGTAACGAAGTTTATATGTCTGTTACTGCTGACACTGCATACCAAACACCAGAAGGTAATGCATATAAAGGTTATCTAATTGGTGACGGGTTACCAGAAAATGGTGCACCGTTTACACAAGGTATAGCATTTCCTCTCAATCCTATTGAAGGACAATTTCACTTACGTACTGATTACAAACCTACACGCTTGTTTAGATTTGACGGAATACGTTGGAGAAAAACTGAAGATGATGTAAGAATGACAAGAAGTAACTTAGGTCCAAGTCAAGTAGGTGCAGGTAAAGATTTTGCTGGACACGATCCTGCAATAAGTAAAGGTAAGGATTCATTTATTAACAACACAACAGTTAATAATATAGGTGGTAAACAAATTGAAGAGAAACAGAGTTTGAGTAAAGCTCTTAGACCCAAGGCAGACGATTAATGGATTTCTTTTACGACGGACAAATAAGAAGATACGTAACTCAGTTTATGAGAGCTTTCATAGGCTTTAAATATGAAGCAGGTGATAAAACTCAGCAAACAATTCCTGTTATGTATGGTGATCTTACAAGACAGGTTGCTTCAATTATCAGAGAAAATTCTGAGAACAAGTTACCTACTGTTCCTCGTATGTCTTGTTACATTTCAGGATTGCAAATTGATAGAGATCGTTTAACTGATCCTTCATTTGTTAGTAAAATGAGTGTAAGAGAAAGAGACTTTACATTTGACGAAAGCACAGGTGAGCCTAACTACACAGGCGCACAAGGTAACGCATACACTGTTGAAAGACTTATGCCTACTCCTTTTATCTTAACAATGAAAGCAGATATTTGGACTTCTAATACAGATCAAAAATTACAAATACTAGAACAAATATTAGTGTTGTTTAATCCATCTATGGCTATTCAAACAACAGACAACTATATTGACTGGACCAGTTTAAGTGTAATTAATTTAGAATCAACTAACTTTACATCACGTAACGTGCCTACAGGAGTTGACGACGACATTGATGTATGCACACTAGAATTTACAATGCCAATATACATTTCTCCGCCAACTAAAGTTAAAAAACTTGGAGTTGTTAGAAGTGTTATTGCAAACATATTTACAGAGACTGGTGATGTAGCAAATTTAAATGACTTAGTTTATGATGCTACAACAGCACAATCTACTCAATACATGAATGCACGTTACGGTGTGTTATTGTTTAAATCAAACAACAATCAACCATTCGTTTATGACTTAACTATTGTAGACGATGATGAAGCAGTAAATGCTTTAGGAATTGATGTTAAAGAACAAAAAAGTAAAACTACAGAAATTGATTGGAATGCTGTGTTAGATAGATTAGGCGGATTTAA